ATGACGCTGGACTTGGACGCGATCGATGCGCGGGTGAAGGCCCATGCCGCGTCGATCGGTCCCGGCGGCGACAAGGCGTGGAACGCCGGCCTCCTGGCCGCCGACGTGCCGAAGCTGCTGGCCGAGGTGCGCCGGCTCCGCGTCGCCCTGGCCGGCCGCGAGCCGCAGATCCTGGCCGAGGAACCCGGACCGGGCGTGACTGAGGTCTACGACCGCGATGGCAGCCCGTGGAACCGGGACGAGAAGGGCCGGTGGTGTGCCTTCGGCGTCGGCGCCGGTGCGCCCATCTCGTGGCAGAGGCTGACTGCGGTGTGGGGGCCGATCACCACGAGGCCGGCCGGCTGATGTCGACCCAGCTCGCCTCGGTGGCCGCCGACACCACGCCGGCGGCCACCCGGCCACCCGCGTTTCACCGGCTCACCCGCGACCAGATCCGGCTGCTCCACATGCTCGCCGACGGACTCACCCACGACCAGATGGCCACCCGCGTCGGCTGCCACACCACCACCGCCCGCGCCCGGCTGCACCGCGCCTACCAGCACCTCGGCGCGAGTAACGGCCCGCACGCCGTGGCGATCCTCGCCCGCTCCGGGCTGCTGCCCGGCACCGGGAAGGCGGCCCGCCTGTGACCGCCCCGACCGTCGACGACGGCCAGGCGGCCACCACCGCCGGCCAGCCGATCCACGTCACCTGCTGCGACCCGATCGAGGCGCTGTGCGGCGCCATCGTCGTCGGCCGGCCCGACGCCGCCGACGACGCCGAGGTGACCTGCCAGCTCTGCGCGATCGCCTTCGCCAACGTGCTGCCCTGCGCCAACCCCGCCTGTCCCGAACCGAAGGGCGCCGACCACCCATGACACAGAGCGCCACCGCAGCAGCCGCACGGCGGGTCACCCCGACCGCGGTGCGGCTGCTGCCCGCAGACGCCCCCCGCGACGAATGGCTCACCCGCCGCCGCGACGGCATCGGATCCTCCGACGTCGCCGCGATCCTCGGCGTCGCCGACCACAACACCGCCGTGCACGTCTACCGCGACAAGCGCGGCGAGCTGGTCGACGACGCCGGCGAAGCCGCGTTCTGGGGCACCGTCCTCGAGGAGCCCGTCGCCCGCGAGTGGGCCCGCCGCAACAAGTCGGTCATCCAACGCGTCGGCCTGGTCGCCCACGTCGACGAGCCGTGGCAGATGGCCACCCTCGACCGGCAGGTCCTCGAATGCCCCATGGACCGCAGCGTGAAGACCCACTGCGCCCTGGAGGTCAAGTGCCGGTCGGCGTTCAAGGCCAACCGGTGGCGCTCCGACGTTCCCGACGACGTCCTCGCCCAGGGCGTGTGGCAGATGCGCGTCACCGGCTACGACCACATCCACGTCGCCGTGCTGCTGGGCGGCAACGAGTTCAAGCAGACCGTCATCCGCCGCGACGAGCGGATGGAGCGATACGTGGTCCGCGAGGTCGAGCGGTTCCGCGCCGACAACCTCATCGCCGGCGCCGAGCCCGAGTGGGACCTGGACCGGGCCGCCGCGCTGATCGAGATGGACCAGCTCATGCACCCGGCCAGGGTCGGCGAGATCGACCTCGACGGCGTCGGCGAGGTCATGGAGTACGGCGAGTTGTCGGCGAAGGCCGGCGCCGCGAAGCGGGCGCTGGAGCGCGCCCGGGCCACCCTCGCCCGGCTCGCCGCCGGCGCCCGGACGGTCACCTTCGCCGGCGAGCTGGCCTACGAGTTCAGCCCGGTCACCCGCCGCAGCGTCGACCTGGACGCGCTCGCCGAGCGGTGGCCGCAGGCGTACGCGGACGTGGTCACCGAGAAGACCACCCACCAGATCCGGCTGGCGCCGGAGTTCCGACGGACGGGAGAGTTCGAATGAGCAAGCTGCGCGAGCGCGTCGACGAGGCTGAGGGCGTCCCGGCCGGTGACGGCTGGCCGGAGCTGGCGGAGCCGGGCAGCGGACTGCCGGCCGCCCGGCCGCCGGCGGCGGCCGAGCCCGTCGACGAGCTGCCCGACATCGAGTACACCGGCGCGATCGCCGACGTCGACCAGGTGCCGGTGCACACCGCGTGGGCGCGGGTGATGGCCGACGTCCAGTCGATCGGCAAGGGCGACCGGTTCTCGGCCGGCGGCGGCGGCAACTACCAGTACCGGGGCGTCGACCGGGTCCTCAACGCGGTCGGCCCGGCGCTGCGCCGCCACGGGGTGATGGTGATCCCGGTCCGGACCGAGGCGAACTACCGGGACGTGCTCACCGCGGCGAGCAAGAAGATGCGCGAGTGCACGGTCACCGTGACGTACTCCATCCGGGGGCCGCGGGGCGACGAGATGCCCGCCCAGTCGTGCGGGGAGTCGATGGACACCGGCGACAAGGGCACGACGAAGGCGTGCACGGTGGCGTACCGGAACCTGCTGATCACCGCGCTGTCGATCCCGACCCGCGACCCGCGTCTCGACGCTGAGGCGTCGAACCATGAGCGGGGCAGCGCGCCGGCGCCGCGGCCGGCGGACTACCGGGACGAGATCTCCGACCCACGCACGTCGCTGGGCCGGCTGAAGCAGGTCGCCGGGGAGTTGCAGCAGCACAACCTGCTCGCCGCGGTGGTAACCAACGAGGTTGGGGAGCAGGAGCCGCTCGGGGCGATGTACTCCCGGGTGGTGCGGCAGCGCCGGGCGGAGGCCGGCCAGTGAGCGGCTGGCTGGTCGTCGCGGTCGACGGCACCCTCACCCACCACACCACCACCCCCACCAGCGCCCTGATCAAGGAGGCGATCGGCGACTGGTGGGACATGGTCCACCTGCCGTCCGGGCTGATGGGCTGGGTCGACGGCGACGGCCACCCGAAGGGCCTGGAGCGCAACGTCGCCGGCAGCATCCTGTTGATGGCGCTGGGCGCCGGGCGCATGCCGTACGCCGGGCCGGTCGTGGTGACCGGCTGGCACCCGGTCCGCGAGATCAGCGAGCTGACCGAGGACGGCGAGTATTACGTCCGGACGGTGCACGAGCAGATCGCGGGCGCGCTCGCCGGCGTCGCTGGCGACGCGGTGTTCGCCGACGCAGTCCGTAAGACGGCCACCGACGTGCTGGGCGCGCCGACGCCGGCGATGACCGTGATCCCGCTGGGCGGTGAGGGTCGGTGAGCGCGCTGCGGATGGTTGCCCTCGACCTGTCCCTCGCCGGGACCGGCATCGCCGCCACCCACGACCACCACGGCCAGGCCGGCCTCCTCGCCCGCACCGTCCTCACCGCCCGGACCGCGCACGGCACCACCGACATGGACCACACCCGCGTCAACCGGGTCCTGGCCGACGTCGCCGCCGCGGTCGCCTGCCGGCCGCACCTGGTCGTCGTCGAGTGGCTGCCGATGTACGACGGCAAGGGCGCCACCACGCTGCGCCTGGCCGAGCTGCACGGGGTCATGAAGCACTGGCTGCACGTCAAGGGCATCCGCTACGTCGACGTGCACCCGCCCGAGGTGAAGACCTGGGCGACCGGGAAGGGCAACGCCAACAAGACCCAGGTGTTGGAGGCGATCACCGCCACGTACGGGCGGCTGGTCCACGTGGAGGACCACAACGCGGCGGATGCGGTGTCGCTGCTGACGATGGCGTTGGCGGCGTACGGGCAGCAGTTGGTGGCGCTGCCGCACCGGCATCACCACCGGGCGTTGGAGAACGTGCGCTGGCCGGCGTTGGCGACCGAGCACGGGCCGGTGGTGCCCGGTGCCTGAGATGCCGCCGCACATCGCGGCCGCCACCGACCAGGACCGGGCCGAGCTGCGCCAGCTCGTCGAGTCCGCCCGCCACCACACCGACGCGATGGCCTGCGAGTACGCGGGGACGTGCGCTGGCGGAACGGTCGCTCTGGCGCTGGAGGACATGCCCTGGCAGCGCGTCGAGCTGCTGCTGAACATCGCGATCGCCGAGCTGGCCGCCCTGGACTACGGGCAGCCGATCCACCTGACCGACGCGGCTCTGGCCGCGCTGGACCGCCCGGAAGGGGGCGACGATGACCACCACCGCTGAGCCGCTGGTCGACCTGGGCCCGTGCGACTGGTGCGGGCATCCGCAGTGGTCGCACAAGCGGGGCAAGGGCGGCTGCAAGGACGTGGAGTGCGGCGGCGTGTGCGACCGGTACGCGCCGCCGAAGGACCGGCCCATGCCCGCCGCCGACCCGCAGCCGGCCGGCCACCCGACGCTGGCCGAGGTGGAGGCCGAGCCGGAGCCCGCCGACGAGCCCGACCCCGAGCCGGAGCCGGAGCCCGTGGTCGACCCGGCCGCGCAGGCGGAGCACGCCGACCAGGTCGCCGCCGTCGACGAACAGCTCGCCCAGCCCGAACCGGCCGACGACGAAACCGACCCCGCCCGGCTCGCCGGCCAGCTCGGCGCCCGACTCCGGGACCTCGACCAGGCGCAGGAGCGCGTCGCTCAGCTCCAGCGCGGCGCTCGGGTGCTGTCCGCCGAGCGGAACGAGGCCCGGGCCGAGCTGGCGAACCTCCGCCGCGAGGTCGTCGAGCGTGAGGAGCAGGTCGCCCGCGAGCGCGGCGCCCGGCTCGCCGAGATCGCGCAGCTCCGCGAAGAGCTGGACCGCGCCACGGCCGCCCGGCAGCGCCTCCAGGAGCAGGTCGACACCGCCGTGCACACCGGCCTGAACGCGGCCACCCAGGTGATCGGCCGGTACCCGGCGCACGCCTGCCTCACGTGCGGCGCCCGGTACGGCCTGCCGTTCACCGACCACGGCTGCGGGCCGCTCGTGCCCGTGGTCGTCACGATCGCCCGCGCCGACCGGCCCGGGCCCAACACCAAGGAGCAGTAGCCGACATGGCAGTGAAGATCGCCGCGCAGCTCACCGGCGCGAACCGGGAGTTCAACGGCCTCAACCGCATCGAGCACGAGCTGGTCGACCAGCCGCGCGGCACCCGGTACGCCGTGGTGGCGTACGAGGTGAAGCGGGTGACCGACGAGGTCGACGAGGGCGTGAAGATCCCGACGGCGACGATCGCGCACATCGAGCCGTTGGACAGCGACGACGAGCGGGCGCGGGACCTGCTGGCGGAGCTGTACAAGGACAGGACCGGGAAGAGCCTCGACGGCGACCCGACGCTGTTCGACAGCGTGGTGCCGGACGGCGACGAGCGGGAGGTGCCGGAGGCGTCGGCCGACGAGATCCTCGCCGAGCGGGCGGAGCGGAAGACGGCCGGGCTGCCGGCGTTCTCCGACGGGGACGGCGCGGCATGACGCCCGAGCAGCACCGCGAGCAGGCCGAGATCCTGTTGGAGAACCTCTGGCCCGACGGCGACGCATTCCTCCGCACTCCAGAGCAGAGGGCGGAGATGCTGCACAAGGCTCAGATCCACGCCACGATCTACGCCGCCGACACCCAGCGGCTGCTGGTGGGGCGTGTCGACAAGTCCCTGGCGCTGGCCCAGGCCGAGATGGCCCAGGCCGAGAGCGCGCCGGAGCAGACGTCGTGACCGCCGCCCTGACCGTCCGGGACCTTCAGGACCGGGTCGCCCGAGGCGTCGTCTGGCTGGACGCCAATCTGCCCGACTGGTGGAAGACGGATCGGCCCGACCGGGGCGACAACGGCGGCCCGATCCGCGTCGACGAGCTGTCCATGTCGCACAACTGCTACTGCGTCCTCGGGCAGCTCCTCGGCAACTACTACCGGGCCGAGATCTCCATCGAGCAGGCCGTCGAGTTCGGGTTTGACAGCTCGGTCGGGTCGCTGGCTCGGGACGTGAGCGAGGTCGACGAGGCGATGGCCGACGAGTTCGACGCGCTGCGCGAGCTGTGGATCCGGGTTCTGGAAGAGCGGCGCGCCGGCGTTAGTACCCCCTGACCGACTGCCCCGCCCGGCCACCACGGCCGGGCGGGGCCCGCCACGAGAGGAGCCACGGTGGCCACCGAAACCGCCACGAAGAAGCTGTCCGAGCGGTCGGTGTTCGGCCGGTTCGCCGGCCGGCAGACCATGCACCCGGCACGCCTGCGTAACGGGCAGTGCGTCGAGTGCTTCGGCTGGCCGGACGACCCCCGCCACCCCGTCACCGAGGCGTCGTCGTGACCGGCGCGCTGATCGCCACACACGACCAGGCGCTCCACGCCATCGCCGAACGACTGGAGCAGCCCGACACCGACCAACTCCTGCGCGGCGTCGTCCTCGCCGTGATCGTCATCCACTACAGCCTCCCGTCGCCGACCGGCCGGCCTGATCCGGACTGCGCGTCCTGCGAAGGGAAGGGCTGGTTTCCGGCGCCGAGCGGCGGCCGGGAGCACTGCCACTGCCGCTGCCCGTGGTGCACGGGCTGCGAAGAGCCGGTGTGCGAGGGGCCCTGCCCGACCGTCGAGGCCATCGCGCAGCGGTTGGACCTGTTCGGCCTGGGCGAGGAGTGGCCGCGCCGCCCGGACGGTGCCCCGTGACCGACCGTGCCGTGCGCGCCGACGCCGTCCGCCACCAGGCGCTCCTGCGCATCCGCGCACGCCGCAACCGGGCCCTGCGCCTGGCCCTGACCGCCGCCCTGATCCGCCGCTGGAGGAACCGATGACCGAGCCCGCGCACAACCTGGCCGCCTTCCGCGCCGCCCGCGACTGGGCGGCCGAGCACGGCCACCAGCAGCCCGACGACCGGATGCTCACCGCGTACGGCCGCGTGCTGCTCGACGGCACTCCACCCAACCTGACCGGCCGGCTCACCGCCGCCCTCGCCGATGTGGTTCGCCGCTGCGACGAAGGCGTCCCCTTCGGTTCTGGCGGCGGGCGGCACACCGGGTGGATCCGAGCCGAGGTCATCGACGGGTGGCGGGCACTGCTCGCCGAGGCAGCCTGTTGCACTTCCGGGCCCGCCAACGATTCAAGAGGTGTGAGCGAACCGACCACCCCGGACACCGACCCCGGCGACGGCCGCACCGAATGCGACCGCTGCGGCAAGTGGGTGTGGCCCGTCACCCACTCCTGCAAGGGCGTCCCCGTCACCGACCGGGCCCGCGCCCGCCGCCAGGCCGAGGGCTGACCCGTGGACGAGCCCGACGACGGCCTCACCTGCGACCCGTGCAAGGAGGGGCGCTGCCACGAGTGCGAAGGCGGCTGCTGCTGGCACGGCTGCCCGTGCGACTGCGGCGACCCGGACTGCGGCTGGTACGACCGGTGCGACGACGCCGACTTCCGGCCCATCGAAACCGTCGAGCTGCCCGGGATCAGCCGATGACCGCCATCCCCGCCGACGCCGCCACCTGGATCCGCGACGTCGTCCTCCCGCCCGCCTATCGCAAGGGCACCCGGGACCAGTCGGTCTGTCCGTGCCAGTGGGGCGTCTGCGGCCACTGCCAGGCCGGCCGGCACGAGAAGTGCAACGTGGTCGCCTGGGGCGGTGCTCCGCGCGCCCACGGCGACACCCGCATTACCGACGCCCGCGGTCTCGTCGCCGGAGGGTGGGGCGTCCGCTCCACCGAGGTGTGGCGGTCCGGCCGGCCCTGCCGCTGGATCTGCCCCTGCGGCTGCACGCCGATCGGCTGCGCCCTGCCGCCGGCGAGCCCGGCCGGCCCCGAGCAGCTCGACCTATTCGCCGCCCTCCCCGTCGGCGCGGTGCGGCCATGACCCACCAGGCCCCGCTGCTTCACGTCCCCGGCCGAGGCGGCATCTGGCGCCGGTTCCTCCTCGACAACCGCCGCCACATCAACGCCGCGCCCTGGATGGATGCCCTCGCCCAGCACGCCCCGGTCGGCACCTGCCCGCCGTGCGGCGGCTACCTGTTCCCCAACGGCCAACCCGACCGGATCGGCGGCCGCGACGTCTACCCCGTCCGCTGCAACGGCTGCCACCGCGAATCCGCCGCCCACGGCCCCGCACCCCGCAAGAAACGCGGCCGGTAGCCCGCGCGCACCAGCCAGCTCCGCACGCACAACCCGAAAGGCACGGCCACCAGATGACGATCCGCCCCGTCGACCGGTGGGAATGGCTGGACCTGATCCGCCGCGCCCGCCTCGGCCGCACCACCAAGCTGGTCGCGGTCATGCTCGCCCTCTACGCCAACGAGGACGGCTCCAAGGTGTTCCCCGGCATCGCCCGCCTGTCCGTGGTGTGCGAGCTGGGCTACAACACCGTGAAGGCCTCGCTGGCGGACCTGCGTGAGGCCGGGTGGATCGAGCGCGTCGGCCACGGCACCCTCGGCGGCCGCGCCGACGAATACCGGCTCACCGTCACCGACGGCGCGCCCGTCCCGACGCCCTCCGACATCGAACGGCAGATCGAGCGGATCCGATCCGCGAAGCGGGGCGTGCGGCCCAGCCGCCAGGCCGCACGCCCCACCGACGACACCACCGTGCGGCCCACCGCGCTGGCTGCACAGCCTGTGGATAACTCCGACGTGCAGCCCACGGCGCAGGCCGCACGCCCCACCACCGAACCCGCCGTGCGGCCCACCCCACAGGCCGCACGCGACGACACCACCGAGGACCGTGCGGCCCACTCCACGGGCCGCACCGACGACCGTGCGGCCCGTTCCACGGACACCGTGCGGCCCACGGCGCGGGCTGCCACCAACCATGTACCTAAACCTCTAACACCACCCGACCAACCGACAGCTGATCTTCGTACGGCCGTCACCCACTCGCGCGAGGGCGAGGCCGCGAACGAACCGGATTCTGATGAGGGTGGGTCGACCGGCGACGCCCGGCTGCTGCGGCTCGTCGCCGGCACCCCCGACCTGACCGTCGGCACCCTGCGTGGCGTCGGGTTCTGCATCCCCTGCCACGCCGCCGGCAAGACCGTCCTCGCCGCCGACCCCGTCAACGGCGGCGAATGCCTCTTCCACCTCCGCCGGAGCGCATCGTGAACCACCCGCACCAGCTCCACGCCACCCGCGCCGCCCAGAACCTCACCGACGCCCGCCGCCACCTCGACTCCGCCGTCACCAGCGAACACGCTGCACGCCTCAACGACGCCCGCATCACCGCCGCCGCCAGCGCCATCCAAGCCTGGCGACCCATCCCCGGCCCGACCGGTAAGGGCGGCCACGGCGACCCCGCCAGCCGCGCCGCCGTCGGCACCCTCGAACCCGAAGTCCGAGACGGCCGCCTCGCCCGCCTCGCCGCGTCGACCACCAGCACCCTGACGTGGCTCGCCGACCGCCTCCACCTCCAGGCCGCCGGCGACCCCCTCGACGCGCTCACCGCCGCGATCCCCACACTCCGGCCGGCCACCTGCCGCGAGCTGACCCGCTGGCTCGACGATGCCGACCAGCAGATCCGCGAGGTGCTACACCTCGACCCCGCCGGCCAGCCGATCCCCGGAATCCGCTGCCCCCGCTGCGCGCGCCGCCAACTCACCAGCCACACCACCGGACCCCGCCCCACCTGGACGGTTACCTGCACCGGCGACTGCGTCTGCATCGGACCCGACTGCCCCTGCACCACGGCCCAGCCCACCGCCGGCGTTCCGCACATCTGGGGCCACGACCACCCCCTTGTGACCAGCAGCAACGCGGCCTAGAAAGGTACGATCACACCGTGGACCTCCAGTTCCCGCTCGGCCTCGCCGAACCCCACCGGCGCATCGTCGCCGCCTGGGTCACCGAGAACGGCCTCGACCCCAAGGACATCCCCGTCGACGCCAAGATGACCATCGCAGACGACACCCTCACCATCGAGAAGTTCGTCCGCGACGAGAACGGCAGGGTCGTCGTCGAGACGAACAACGTGCTGCGCGAGACGGTGACCGTGCCGCTGCGCAAGCCCTGGCCGGGACTCAGCCGGCCGTGATTCGCCTCGACGGCCGTCAGTACGGCACCGCCCCGCAGATCGCCGCTGCCCTCGGCCCCGACATCACCGTCGCCATGATCCGCAACTGGGCCAACCCCGACCGCGAACCACGCCCACTCACCCGCATCCGCACAGGTCAGACCGTCTACTACCCACTCGACGAAGCCCAGGCCAAGGAAGCCGAGAAGTACCTCTCCGGCCTCGGCCGCAAACGCCGACTTGACGAACGCGCCCTCACCGCCGCATCCTATTGATCACTCCAACACCTAGGCAGACCCTGCCCGAAAACTGACGAACGGCCCGGTCGAGCACCCAGCTCCCGGGCCGTTCGCATGCCCGCAGCTACGAGGCGACCTGCTCGTCGCGGCCGCTGCCGTGCTTCGCGCTCAACCACTGACCAGGCGCGTAGATGGCGATGTCCGCGTCGAAGCTCTGGACGAAGAGGTGCCCGTCGTGAACGTAGATCTTCAGCGCCGTGGGGTGGCGATCGAACTGACTGGCGTTGCGCTGGACGACGACGCCCGGCGCAGTACGAGGGTTGGTCACGTGCTCGGTCTCTCTGTGATGGACGGTGCCAATCAGGACACCTGATCAGCAGTTGCTACAGAAAGTGTAGTACCCCTCACCGGAGGCGAAGTCCGGCGGGAGCGGAGCGAAGATCGTGCCCCACGCCCTCAAGACCTGCTCAACCCCCGGCTGCCCCGAACTGGTGCCCACCGGCCGATGCCACGGATGCCAGACCAACGCCGAGCAGCAACGCGGCACCGCACGCCAACGCGGCTACGACGAACGCCACGAACGCCAGTTCCGCAGCCGCGTACTCCGACGCGACCCGCTCTGCGTCTGCGAAGACCAAGCCCACGACCACGGCACCCAGTGCCTACGACCCAGCACCGTGGCCGACCACCACCCCCTGTCCCGCAAGGAACTGGTCGACGCAGGGCTCAACCCCAACGACCACCGACGCGGACGCGGCCTGTGCAAGGGATGCCACGACCAGCACACCGCAGTCGCCCAGCCCGGAGGATGGAACGCCAGGTGACCGCCACCATCGAAGCCCGCACCATCGACGGCACGGTCTACCTCAGCGCCCCCGACCTGGTCGCTCTCCTACGAGGCCGAGCCAACGAGGTGAAGGCCGTAGCCCTAGCGATGGGCGACGACCTCACGCCCGAGCAGTACGAGACCGCCGTGGCATACCACACCACGGTCGAGGAGCTGCGACAGAGAGCCGACTGGATCGACCTCGCCGTCATCGCGCACCTGACCGACGAGCCCGGCGACTCCCCGACCTAACGCTGAGTGACGAGGGGTGGGGGGTGACCCCCAAGACCCGCAGGCCACCGGACCGCCGGGGAGGGCTCTGTCCGGTCGGCACGGTTCAAACCGACCCGACCGTCACGCGATGTGACGGCCATCCGAGGTGCCGCGCGATGCGCGCCGAGGGAGATGATCGAAGATGCCCAGTGGTGGAGCGCGCGCCCGATCAGGGCCGCCACCGGACCCGGATGCCCTCGCTCGCCTGCGCGGCACCGACGCCGGATGGCACGTCCTGCCGATCCTCGGCCGGCCCGGTCCGGCTCCGGAGTGGCCGCTGCCTAACCCGTCCGGCCGGGAGCTGGAGCTGTGGGCCAAGCTGTGGGCGAAGCCGCAGGCGACCCGGTGGGAGGTCCTCGGCCAGGAGGACGAGGTGGCGCTGTACTGCCGCCGGTTCGTCCGCGCCGAGCAGCCCGACGCGCCGGTCGCCACCGTGGTGGTCGTCCGGCAGCTCGGTGAGGCGCTCGGCCTGACGATCCCGGGGCTGCTGCGCAACCGGTGGCAGATCGGCGGCGGGCCGGGCACGACCGCGGCCGCGCCGGCCGGCCAGACGCCGACGGGCACCGACGGGGCGGCCACGCCGGCGGCGTCGTCGCGGCAGCGTCTGCTGAGGTCCGTGCCGTCCGATGGCAGCTGACCGGTACGTCGTCGACTTCCCGGCGCTGTGGATCGTCCCGGACTGGATCGAGCGGCACTGCCCGCAGCCGGACCGGTTCGGCCGCGGCGGGCCGCTGAAGCTGTACGAGACGCAGCTGTGGTGGACGGTCAACCACTACCGGGTGAAGCCGACGGCGGTGTGGCGGCCGGAGAATCCGCTGCTCGGGCCGGCGTTCCACTACCGGCGGTCGCAGATCATGGGGCCGCAGAAGATCGGCAAGGGCCCCTGGTCGGCGGCGATCTGCCTCGCGGAGGGCGGCGGGCCGACGCTGTTCGCCGGCTGGGCGGAGGCGGGCGACGTCTACCGGTGCGCGGACAACGGCTGCGGCTGCGGCTGGGTGTACGCGTACGAGCCGGGCGAGCCGAAGGGGATGCGCTGGCCGACGCCGCTGATCCAGATCACGGCGACGTCGGAGGACCAGACCGACAACATCTACCGGCACATCAAGGCGATGATCCGGCTCGGCCCGCTGTCCGACCTGATGCGCGTCGGTGAGGACATGGTCCGCATCGGCCTTGAGGGTGAGATCGACACGGTCACCACGGGCGCGCTGTCGAAGCTCGGTAACCCGGTCACGTTCGCGATGCAGGACGAGACGGGCCTCTACAACGACTCCAACAAGCTGCGGAAGGTCGCCGAGACGCAGCGGCGCGGCGCGGCCGGCATGGGCGGCCGGTCGATGGAGACGACGAACCCGTACGACCCGTCGGAGGACTCGGTCGCGCAGCGGACGTACGAGTCGTCGGCGCGCGACGTGTTCCGGTTCTACGAGCCGCCGCCGGCGAACCTGTCGTACCGCAACAAGCGGGAGCGGCGCCGGATCCACGCGTTCAACTACGCCGGGTTCCCGCACAACGACGTCGACAGCATCGACGCGGAGGCCGCCGAGCTGGCCGAGAAGGACCCGGCGCAGGCGGAGCGGTACTACGGCAACCGGTTGGTCTACGGCGCCGGCACGTGGCTGGAGGGCGACAAGTGGGACGCCCGGGCGGCGGCGCGGACCGTTCCTGACGGCACGGCGATCTGCCTCGGCATGGACGGCTCCGACGTCGACGACTGGACGGTGATCCGCGCGGAGACCGCCGACGGGCACCAGTTCACGCCGACGTACGGCCCGGACCGGCTCCCCACCGTGTGGGATCCGGCGCGCCATGGCGGGCAGGTGCCGCGGTTGGAGGTCCGGGCGGCCGTCGACGAGCTGTTCACCCGGTTCGAGGTGGTGCGGTTCTACGCCGACCCGCCGGACTGGAAGACCGAGATCGACGACTGGTCGGCGGCGTACGGCGAGAAGCGGGTCATCCGGTGGGCGACGTACCGGCTGACGCAGATGCACGACGCGGCGGTGCGGCTGCACACCGACGTGGTGAAGCAGGCCTCGACGTTCACGCATGACGGCTGCCAGGCCACGGCGACGCACGTGCGGAACGCGCGGAAGCTGGCCCGGGCCGGGCAGCGGTACGTGCTGGGGAAGCCGTCGCAGACGCAGAAGATCGACGCGTGCGTGACGTCGATCCTCGTGCACGAGGCCGCGTCGGACGCGACTGCGGCGCTGCTGTGGCCGGGCATGCAGAAGAGCGGGCTGACGAAGGTCAAGGGCAAGGCCCGCGGTTACTGACCAGGGAGGGGGGACGGTGACGCAGCCTGAGCAGCCGCTGACCCCGGACTGGTGGGTCCGCCGGCTCTACCGGCGCCTGCAGGAGCAGGCACGCACCTTCGAGCTGTACGACGCCTACTACCGGGGCGAGCCGCCGAGGTTGCCGTGGCTGCCGGAGCAGGCCCAGGATGAGTTCGCGCGGCTGCTGAAGCTGACGAAGGCCAACTACATGGGCCTGGTCATCGACAGCATGGTCGAGCGGATGCAGATCGAGGGCTTCCGGGTGGGTGACCAGCCGGACGCCGACGCCGGGACGTGGGACATCTGGCAGGCCAGCAACATGGACAGCCTGTTCGACCAGGTGCTGCTGGAGTCGGCGATCTGCGGCAGCTCGTACCTGCTGGTCGCGCCGAACCCGGACCGGCCGGACCGGCCGCTGCTGCACGCCGAGCACCCGACCCAGGCGATCGTCGAGTACGCGCCGGGCACGGCCCGGCAGGTCCGGGCGGCCGGGTTGAAGGTGTGGCTCGACGACTGGACCAGCCGGCTGATGGCCACGCTCTACCTGCCTGACGGGATCTTCAAGTACGAGGCCGACGCGCCGCGCTCCGGTGCGGTGCCGAACCCGCAGTGGCGGCGCCGCGCGGTGGCCGGTGAGAGCTGGCCGGCGCCGAACCCGCTCGGCGAGGTGCCGCTGGTCGAGATCGCGAACAACCCGCGGCTGCTGTCGGGCGGGGTCAGCGAGATCGCCGACGTGATCGGCATCCAGGACCGCATCCACAAGACGCTCGCCGACCGGCTGATGACGCAGGACTTCGGGGCGTTCCCGCAGAAGTGGGCGACCGGGTTCCCGGAGGAAGACGACGACGGCAACGAGAACCGCATCGACGTCGGCCGGAACCGGATGGTCACCTCCGACGTGGAGGAGACCCGGTTCGGGCAGTGGGACGCGGCGCCGCTCGACCCGTACTCGGGTGCGAAGCGGGAGGACGTGAAGGACGTCGCGTCGCGCACCCGCACGCCGGCGCAGTACCTGCTCGGCGAGATGAGCAACGTCAACGGGGAGACCTTGAAGGCCAGCGAGAGCGGCCTGGTGTCGAAGGTCCGGCAGCGGCACCGTACGTCCGGGGAGGGCGCGGAGGACGCGGCCGGCCTGGCGCGGCGGGTTGCCCAGCTGGCCGGGCAGGGTGAGCGGATCGAGGCGATCTGGCGGAACCCGGAGTTCCGCACCGAGGGCGAGCTGATGGACGCGCTGGTCAAGGCGCGGCAGACGCTGCAGGTGCCGGTGGAGGCGCTGTGGGAGCGGTGGGGGGCCTCGCAGGAGGAGATCCGCCGCTGGTCGCAGATGCTCGACGCCGAGGCGGAGCGGGACCCGATCGGCGCGGCCACCCGATCCCTGGGCCAGCAGGACCTGGTGCAGGGCTGACGGGTGGGTGTCGATCAGGTCGCGGCCGCGCACTACCGCCGGCAGGCGGCTCTGGCGCGCCGGGTCGCCCGGGAGTTGGCCCGGCTGTGGCGGCGCGTCGACGGGCAGGCGATCGCCGGGTCGTGGCAGGCCAGCCTCCCGGCCGCCGTGCAGGTGCTGTCCACCGGGCAGGCGCTCGCGGCCGCGGCCGCCACGGTGTACGTCGACGACGCGCTGGAAGCGCAGGGACTCACCGGCGCGACCGAGGGCCGGCTGCAGGTCGCGGCTTTCGCCGGCGTCGCCTCGGACGGCCGGGACCTCGCCGGTCTGCTCTACCAGCCGGCGGTCACCGCGCTGACCGGCATCAGGCAGGGCGCGACCGTGGGGCGGGCGCTCGCCGGCGGGCAGCTGGCCCTGGACGCCATCGCCCGCACGCAGGTCGCCGACGCGGGCCGCGCCGCCGACCAGGTGGCGCTGGTGACCCGGCCGGACTGCGGCGGGTACGTGCGGCTGCTGGTCGGCCGGTCGTGCTCCCGGTGCGTGATCCTGGCCGGCCGCTGGTATCGGTGGAACGCCGGATTCCGCCGGCATCCTCGCTGCGACTGCCGGCACATCCCCTCCAGGGAGGACCGGGCGGGGGACCTACGCACGGATCCGCGCGAATACTTCGCCAGCCTGCCTCGCGAGGAGCAGGATCGGGCGTTCACGGCGGCCGGTGCGGCGGCGATCCGCGACGGCGCGGACCTCGCGAAGGTAGTCAACGCCCGCCGCGGGACGCAGGTCGCAGGTGGCCGGTTGTTCACCACCGAAGCTGCCGGCCGGCGGCCGCGGCTGATGCCGGAGCAGATCTACCGCGACGCCCGGGACCGCAAGGACGCGATCCGGCTGCTGCGGCTGCATGGCTACATCACCTGACGTCCCCTGCCGCGAGGGCGGGGCGAGCACGAGGAGCAGCCGCGATGGCTGAGGACAGCATCACCACGGCCGGCGAGGACACCGCGACGGAGTCCGGCGAGCAGGCCAACCAGGCGCCCGACGAGCTGCGCGACCCCGGCAAGAAGGCGCTGCAGGAGGAGCGGGCCAAGGCCCGCAAAGCGACCCGCGAGCTGGCCGAGGCGCAGGCCCGGCTGAAGGAGTTCGAGGACCGCGACAAGACCGAACTGCAGAAGCTCACCGAGGCGCAGCAGACCGCCGAGCAGCGGGCCGCCGCAGCGGAGCAGGCCCTGGCCCGATACCGGGTCGCGACCGCCAAGGGCGTCCCGGCCGACCTCGTCGACCGGCTGCGCGGCGACACCGAAGACGAGCTGGCCGCCGACGCCGACCGGCTCCTCGAGGTGATCGGCGTCCGCCGGCCGCCGAACTTCGACGGCGGGGCCCGCACCACCGCGGCGGCCGCGCCCGACATGAACGCGCTGATCCGGCAGGCCGCCGGACGGCAGTAACCAGCAGCACCCGTACGGCACGGGCCCGCTGCTTGATCATCAGGAGGTCCAGTGCCGTACAACAACCTGATCTCGCGCACCAGCGCGCAGGCGCTCATCCCCGAGGTCGTCGCCAACGACCTGCTCGACGGGCTGGCCAACGACTCCGTGGCCCTGCAGATGTTCCGGCAGGTGCGGATGTCGACCAACCAGACCCGCATGCCGGTGCTGGCCGCCCTGCCGACGGCGTACTTCGTCAACGGCGACACCGGCCTGAAGCAGACCACCCAGGTGGACTGGGCCAACAAGTACCTCAACGTCGAGGAGATCGCGGCGATCGTGCCGATCCCCGAGGCGGTCCTCGACGACGCGTCGTTCGACGTGTGGGGCAACGTGATGCCGCTGCTGCGCGACGCCATCGCCCGGGCCCTGGACGCGGCGGTCATCTTCGGCACCAACAAGCCGGCGAGCTGGCCGGCCGCGATCGCCGTGGACGCGGCGAGCGCCGGCAACGTCGTCAACCGGTCCGTCGGCACCCCGCGTACCGACAAGGCCGGCATCAGCGGCTACTTCTCCGACCTGTTCGCCACCGTCGAGGCCGACGGCTTCGACGTCAACGGCATCGCCGCGAACACCGCGTACAAGGGGCTGCTGCGCAACGTCCGCGACGCCAACGGCCAGCAGCTGCCGGAGGTCAACGCCAACTCGGTCTACGGCGTGCAGGTCCGCTACCCGATGCGCGGTCTGTGGCCGGCCCCGGCCACCGGCGCCGTCGAGGCGATCGCCGGTGACTTCACCCAGGGGATCCTCGGCATCCGCCAGGACATCACCTACAAGGTGCTGGACCAGGCGGTCATCCAGGACGGCTCCGGGGTCATCCAGTACAACCTGGCCCAGCAGGACATGGTCGCCCTGCGGGTGGTGTTCCGCAGCGCCTTCCAGGTCGCGAACACCCTCAACTACGACCAGCCCGTCGCGGGCAACCGGTACCCGTTCGCCGTGATGAAGCAGGCCGCGTAACCCAGGAGGTGCCAGCGATGGCAGCGAAGAGCGGTGGCCGCGGCAACGCGGCCGACGTCAAGGCCAGCGCCGACGAGGTGCAGGCGAACTTCGACGAGATCAACGACCAGGGGTACTTCGGGGAGCGCGTCGACCCGACCCCGCTGGACAACTACACCGTCAGCGGGGTGATCGCCGGGAAGCCCACCCCGGAGACCGACGCGCAGGCGGCGGCCAGGGCGGCGGAGGCGACGAACACGCCGCCGCAGGTGACCGGCTGATGGGCGTCCCGACGCAGGCCCCCGGCCTGGTCTCGGAGAGCCTGTCCGCCGCTGCGACCAACGGGTTCCTCGGCTGGTCGCCGGAGGCCGACCGGTCGCAGTACACCGTCCGTGGCGGCGCCGACGGCAGCGCGGCCACCGCGTACGCCGACAGCACCGCCTACGCGGTCGGGAAGACCGTCACCTACGGCGGGAAGACGTACGTGGTCCGGACTGCGGTCGGGTCGGGCAACACCACCAAGCCGGACGTGAACAGCGCGTTCGTGCTGGCGGACAACCGGAAGGGCCCGGCGGAGATCCAGGCCGCGACGGTCCGACGTCCGCAGTTCTACCGCTGAGAGGGGGCGAGGTTCGATGGCTGACCAGCTGGCGACGGCAACGGACCTCGCCCTCCTACCCGGCGTCGACCCGGATCTCCCCGAGGACACGAAGGCGCTGCTGATCGAGTGCGCCACTGCGGTGGTGCAGGCGGTGTGCGGCGGCCAGCGGATCGTGCAGGTCGTCAACGACCAGGTGGTCATCGACCTGGACGGCCACGACGTCGGCGCGTACCTACGCCTGCCGCAACGGCCGGTCACCGCGGTGGCCACCGTGCTGGTCGGGTCGTCGCCGGTGACGGACTGGTCGGCGCAGTTGTCCCGGGGGCGGCTGTGGCGGCCGTCGGGGTGGCGGTCGACGCTGCTGGGCTACCCGCTGTCGCAGCCGTCCGGGGTGACCGTGACCTACACCCACGGGTACCCGACCGGCGACCAGCGGCTGCAGCTGGCCCGCTCGGCGGTGCTGTCGCTGGCCGCCGGTGCCGCGTCGGGATCGCTCGGCGTGGCACGGGAGCAGATCGACGACTACTCGGTGCAGTACGAAGCGATGGCGGCGCGGATGGAGGCGAGTCCGTTCCTGATGGGACGGCTTCGTGGCCAGTACGGCCGGCCCGCCCGCTCTGCGCGGCTGGTGGCACCGCAGTGAGCGCGGGCGGCGCGCTCGCGCGGGCCCGCCGGGCGGCGGAGCGGCTGATGGTCGACCAGTGCCGGATCCGGCGGGCCGGTGGCGCGACCGAGGACGATGACGGGAACGTCACCCCCACCTACACGACCCTCTACGAGGGGCGGTGCAAGGTGCAGCAGCAGGCGGTGCAGTCCCGGCCCTCGGATGCCGGTGAGGCGTCGCTGTTGATGGTCCGCCGCGAGCTGCACCTGCCGGTCGTGGCGTCGGCTGGCGTGCGCGCCGGTGACCGGGTCGAGTTGACCGCCTGCACGTACGACCCCGACCTGGTTGGCCGCGAGCTGGTGGTCCGCGACGAGGCGGCGAAGAGCATGGCCACCGCCCGGCGCCTCGGTGTGGAGGAGATGACGAGCTGATGGAGATCGACACCCGGGAGCTGCGCCAGCTGGAGTACGACTTCGCCGAGGTGGTCACCGCCGCACCGCAGGAGGCCCGCAAGGTCGTGCAGCGGGCGGTCCTGAACATCAAGACCGACGCGCAGCGGCGGGTCGGCGGGCTGCGGCACGCCCCGGCGTACCCGCGGTCGATCTCCTACGACACCCGGGAGACGCCGGTCGGACCGGAGGCGGAGATCGGCCCGGACAAGGGCCGCCGGCAGGGCGCGCTGGGCAACCTGATCGAGTTCGGCTCGGTCAACAACGCCCCACGCCCGCACATCAACCCGGCCGCGGACGCGGAACTGCCGCGGTTCGAACGGGCGATGGAGGACCTGGCGGTGCGGCTGCTGGGGGAGCGGTGATCCGCGCCCACGCCGACGCGGTGCTGGCTCTGCTGGCTGCCGCGCCGGGCACCGGCCCGCTGGCCGTCTACGACGGCGCGGTCCCCGAGGACGCGACGGGCCGATCCAAGCCGCCGCCCTACGCGTTGGTGTACTTCGCCGACGCGGATCCGGAGGAGCCCGACTCGCGGCCGCTGTCCGGCCGGCCGGCCCGGTACGTGCTCCGCGCGTACGTGCACAGCGTCGGCCTGACCGCGTCGGCGTCCCGATCGGTCGGCGAGCGGGTCCGGGCGGCGCTGCTGAACGTGCGGCCCACGGTGGCCGGCCGGCAGTGCTGGCCGATCCGCCGGGAGGACGGGCAGCCGCCGCAGCGCGACGACTCGACCGGCTCGCCCGTCATGGACCGCGTTGACGTCTACCGGCTGGAGTCGGAGCCGGCCTAGCGGCGGCCGGGCCGGAACTGGGTCACGAGCCCGTACGTCACCGCCGCGACGAGCAGAAACATCAGCACGTCGACCGCCCCGTGGATCAGGTCCAGCTGGCGGCCGATGAACGACACGACGAGTCCGACCAGGACGGCGAGCAGGACCCGGTTCCCGGTGTGGGCCAGGCTCCACCGCGATTCGTGCTGCTGAGTCATGCCGGGCACCGTACCGCGCGTTCGCAAGAGATCACCCTCCGCCGATCGGCGGGACCTACCTGAAAGGACGCCGCCGATGGCTGCGCTCACCTCCCAGTCCGCCACGACCACCGGCACCACGCCGAACCCGATCACCCCCACCGCGTCCGACACGATCGCCGCCGGCCAGTTCGGCCCGAACGGCTGCGAGCTGCGGGTCATCACGACCGGCACCGCGTCGAACATCACCGTGCTCGACCCGGGCCGCACCCCGTCGGGCAACCCGGGCACCGCCTCGGCGGTGGCCGCCCCGGCGACCGGCGTGCGGCGGCTGCTGATCCCGCTGTCGGCCATCGACCCGACGGCCAGCGTCGCGACGGTCACCAGCTCGTCGCAGACCGGGCTGACCTACGAGCTGTTCCGGCTCTGACCGTGGACGAGCACGTGTGGCTGATCCACCCGGGCACTGGCGGGCAGTGGCAGTGCCCGGCCGCCGCGGTCGACGACTGGCTGGAGCGGGGCTGGAAACGCGCGGGCGAGCCGCCGGAGGAACCGAACCCGGTGGTCCCGCAGCAGACCTCGGCCGCGCCGGCGGCCGTGCAGACCGACACCACGACCGCCGGAGGCGGGACAGGAGAGATGAGCGATGGCTGACGTCCTCGCCGATGGCATGACCCGCGTTTCGTGGGTGGGGGCCATCGCGAACATCAACAGCCCGACAGCCGCCGAGCTGAACGCCGGCATCCAGCTTCAGTACGTGATCACCCCGGACGGGCTGATGGGCTTCGAGGCCACTACCGCTGAGGTCGACAACTCGGCGCTGGCCAGCACCTTCGACACGAAGACCATCGGCCGGGACAGCTACAGCGGCACGGGCCTGCGAATGAAGAAGCAGACCGCCCCCGATACCGCGCGCAACACCCTGACCCGGGGCACGAGCGGCTTCATCGCGATCCGGCGGGATCTCGCGGAGACCACCGCCTGGGCGTCCGGTCAGCCGCTCGAGGTGTACCCGGTGACCTGCGGGCGCCGTAAGGAGCTGGCGCCGGAGGCCAACTCGGTACGCAAGTACGAGGTGCCGACGCCGATCACGCTCCCGCCGGCGACGGACGCGGTCGTCGCCTGACCAGTGACCGGGGCGGCCGGGCCACCAGCCCGGCTCGGCCGTCCCGCACCTTCCTGGGCTGGGCGAAGGGCTGGACATGAACATCAAGGACCGCATCAAGAACGCCCGCCCCACCACTCGTACCGTCCGGGTGTGGCTCGGCGCGGACCTCGACCTGGTCGACGAGTACGAGGCCGCGGTGGCCGCGCTCGAGGAGGCCCAGAAGCCGGCGGACTCCCTCGCCGGGAACGGCTCGGTCACCGACGCCGAGCAGTTGGTCGCCGACCTTCGGGCGCGGCTTGACGAGTTCGCCGTCGACTTCCGGCTGCGGGGCCTCGACGATCTGCGGTACGCGCAGTTGCTGCGGGACCACCCGGCCCGCGTCGACGCCGTCGGCAAGACGATCGAGGCGGACGAGTCCGGCTGGAACCGGGACACGTTCCCGACCGCGCTGGTGCGCCTGGCCGTCGTCGACCCCGAGCTCGACGACGAGGACTGGACCGCGCTGCTCGGCGACGACACCACCCTGGGGGTGCTCACCTCCCGACAGCTCGACCGTCTGGCCACGGTCGCGTTCCAGTTGACCCGGCAGATCGCCGACATCCCTTTCTGACCGGCCGTCTCCGTGACGACCCGGAACTCCGGGCCCGCGTCGAGACGGCCGAACGGCTAAACATCAGCCGCCGCCGGTTCATGGGCTGGGAGCCGGAGGAGGTCACCGAGCACGAGTACGACGAGCAGGGCCGGCTGGTCAGGTCGGTGACGACCCGAGAGCCGGAATGGGACGACGAAGAGCGCGGCTGGATGCTCGCGCTCGCCGCCCACCGGGCGAGCCTGTGCCCGCACTGCGGCCGGCCGCTGTCGGTGTGCGCCGACCCAGAGTCGGAAGGCCAGTGGACGGTACCGCCGCCGCGCCGGTGCTTCGCCACCACGGCGTTGCGCGCGATGGCCCCGGAGTACAAGGACTCGCCGCAGCCGGAAGCGCTGCTGCTGCACGCTGAGCGGAGGTGACCGGTGGCTGGTCTACGGACGGTTGGAGTGCGCCTCGCCGCCGACGTCTCCGGGTTCCGGTCTGGTCTACGTCGGGCCGGCGCAGCGACGTCCGAACTGCGCGGGGAGCTGGACAAGGCGGCTCGCGCGGGCCGGCTCGACGCGCTCGCTGACCAGGCGTCTCGGATGGGTCTCGTCGCCGCGGCCGGGTTCGGTGCGGCCGTGGCGATGGCCGCGAAGTTCGACAAGCAGATGTCGGAAGTCGCGGCGGTCTCCGACGCCACCGGCAAGGAGCTTGACCAGCTTCGGCAGGCCGCCTTGAAGGCCGGGGCCGACACGGCGTTCTCCGCGACCGAGGCGGCGAAGGCGGAGGCCGAGCTGGCCAAGGCCGGCTTGAAGACCTCCGACATCCTCGGCGGCGCGCTCAACGGGTCCCTGGCCCTGGCCGCGGCTGGGTCGCTGGACCTGGCCGAGTCGGCGGACATCGCCGCGAAGACGATGAACGTCTTCAAGCTCAAGGGCGCCGACGTCGGGCACATCGCCGACGTCCTCGCGGCCGCGGCCAACAAGTCCGCGACCGACGTGCACGAGATGGGCGAGGCGCTCAAGCAGGGCGGCCTGGCGGCCAACGCGGCCGGTATGGGCTTGGAGGAGACCGTCGGCACGCTGGCGGCGTTCGCCGACCGGGCGCTCGTGGGCTCGGACGCTGGCACGTCGCTGAAGACCGCTCTGATGATGCTTCAGGCGCCGACGGATAAGGCCCGGGCGCTGATGGACCAGTTGGGCATCGCCGCGTACGACACGAACGGCGAGTTCATCGGCACGACGCGGCTGGCCGGGGTGTTGCAGAAGGCCCTTGGCGGGCTCACCCAGGAGCAGCGCAACGCGGCGCTCGCTGCGATCTTCGGCGCGGACGGTATGCGCGCGGCGAACATCATGTACGAGCTGGGCGAGAAGGGCATCCAGGACTACGTCAAGGCCGTCGACGACCAGGGTGCCGCCGCCGACGTCGCGGCGAAGAAGATGGACAACCTCGCCGGCGACGTTGAGAAACTCAAGGGATCGCTGGAAACGATGGCCATCGAGGCCGGCTCCGGAGCGAATGGTGGCCTGCGGCTGCTGGTGCAGGCGGCCGGCGCGCTCGTCGACGAGCTGGGGCAGTTGCCGCCGGCGCTGACGTCGACCCTCACCGTCATGGCGGGGGTGGCCGGTGGGGCGATGCTCCTCGGCGCGGGCTGGGTGCGGGTTCGCCGGTCGACGCGGGACATGCTCGAGGAGCTGCGCGAGGTCGGCCCGCAGGGGCAGCGGGCCGCCCGAGGGCTGGAGACGACGGCGAAGTGGGCGGGTCGGGTGACGCTGGCGTTCGCCGCGTTCGAGCTGGCCGGCACGGCCGTCGGCGCGATGCAGAAGGACCTGAACCCGCAGATCGACGCTATGGCCCGAGGCCTCGGCGAGTGGGGTAAGACCGGCCGGCTCGCCGGCGAATCGGCCCGCGTGCTGGGTACGGACATGCAGGACCTGGCGGTCGGGCTGAAGTTCCTGGCCGACACCGACAACTCGCGCCGCCAGTGGACCAAGGGGCTCCAGGAGGGACTCGAGGCGATCATCCCGGGTCTGGACGGCACCAACACCTCGCTGACCCGCACGAAGGAGCGCGTCGACGCGATGGACTCGGCGCTGGCGCAGCTCGCCTCGGGTGGTAAGGCCGACGAGGCTGCGGCCGCGTTCAACCGGCTCGCGGAGGCAGCCGCGAAGGACGGCGTCTCGATCGAGGAGCTGAAGGTGCTGTTCCCGCAGTACGCGGCCGCGCTCGAGGTGGCTGGGAAGGCCTCGACCGGCGCCGCGGGCGGGGTGCAGCAGGTCGGCGGGGCCGCCGGCCAGGCCGCCGACCAGGTGCAGGAGTTGAAGGAAGCGTTCGACGCCCTGTTCGAGCAGGAGATGTCGTACGACAAGTCGTTGCTGGCCTACAAGCAGGGCATCGCCGACGTCAAGGAGGAGCTGCGCGACGGCACCCGCACGCTGAACGACAACACCCAGGCTGGCCGGGACAACATCGCCGCGGTGTTGGAGCAGGTCGACCGGATCAAGGCGCTGCGGGATGCCCGGCTGGAGCACGGCGAGACTCTCGACGAGGTCAACGGCAAGTACGTCAAGGACATCGACGGGCTGCGTCGCACGATGTTGCAGGCGGGCTACACCAAGGGTGAAGTCGACGCGCTGATCGGCAAGTACAAGGCGGTGCCGGGCAACGTGTCGACGAACGTGTCGGCTCCGGGCACCACGAAGGCGACCGGGCAGGTGCAGGACTTCAACTTCGCCGTGAGGTCGGTACCGCCCAGCAAGACGGTGCCGTTCTGGGCGACGACGGCGGAGGCCAAGGCCGCCGTCGAGGCGCTCAAGGCGAAGATCAACGAGCTGAAGGACAAGCACATCTACATCTCCGGCACGGTCCGCTGGACCAGCACCGGCGACCTGAAGGTGCCGGGCGGCACCCAGCTGAAGAACCGGTGGGGTGGCGTGTACGAGCACGCGGCGACCGGGCTGCTGCGGGAGGCGCAGATCGCGGCGCCGCAGGGCCCGGCCCGGTACGCGTGGGCGGAACCGCAGACCGGTGGGGAACTGTTCGCCCCCCGGTTCGGGGACATGGCCCGGACGCGGGCGCTGGTCGGGTACGCGATCGAGAACTGGTGGGGCGGCTGGGAGCGGTTCGCGCCAGCGGCGACCGCTGGCGGCGGCGCGGCCGGCGGACAGGTCAGCAACCACTACTACTGGCAGCCGCGCACGGCCACGGCCACCATGGCCGACTTCCAGGCCTACCAGGCACGGCAGGACGCGCTCGCGCGGGTGGGGAGGCCACGGTAGATGCCCGTCTACGTCGGCACCATCGCGACACCACCGCCGCCGGTCGACCCGCCGTCACCGATCCCCACACCGGCGCCGCCGCCGATCGACCCGGGCCGGCCGGTGGCGGTATGGATCGCCCCGGACGGCACGGAGTGGCCGCTCACGAACGACTCGACGTTGTTCTTCACGCTGAACGCGGTGACCGGGTGGGGCGCGGCGCCGATCAACATCGTGGCCGACGACCACCCGCGTGGCGGCACCCGGGTGCGGCACATCCAGCCGCAGGCCCGCACGATCACGTGGCCGCTGCGGGTGCGGGCGGACACTCACCTGGAGCTGGTGGCCGGATGGCGGGCGCTCGCGCGGGCGTTCACCCAGACCCGCCGGCTCGGGCCGGGCCGGCTGCGGGTGCTACGCCCGAACGGCGACGCCCGGGAGATTACCTGCTACTACCAGCAGGGCTTCGACGGCGAGCCCGGCCAGGGCCACACGTACGACACGGCGGTGCTGAGCCTCTACTGCGAGGATCCGTTCTGGCGGGCGATCCGGCCGCAGAGCCTGCCGTACGCGTACGGCACGGCAGTGTCGTACCTGTCGCCGTACCTGACGGTTTCGCCGTCGTCGGTGCTCGGCGTCGCGACCGCGGTCAACGAGGGCGACATCGAGGCCTGGCCGTCCTGGACGATCGTCGGGCCGGCCACCGCGCTCGTCGCGACGAACCGGACCACCGGTGAGGCGTTCACCCTGACCGGCACCCTGACCTCCGGGCAGGTCGCCACCATCACCACCGACCCGCCCGCCGTGCGCGGGCCGGGCGGCGCGAACTGGACCGGCAAGCTCACCTGGCCCGGCGCGCAGCTGTGGGCGTTGCAGCCCGGCCTGAACGACGTGGAGTTCGCCGTCGCCGGTGCGGCCGCCGGCACGGCGATCACCCTGTCCTACGTCCCTCGATACGAGACGGCCTGACCATGCCTCTGATGCTGTCCGCGCCGGCGCGGACAACCCTGCTCATCACCGACCGGAACCTCAACGTCCTCGGCGACCCGGTCTCCGGATGGACAGACCTGGACGTCACGTTGCGGTTCAACGAGCCCGGCTCCGGGTCGTTCACCGCGCCGGCCCGGCCGGAGCTGCTTCAGCTGATCGCCGCCGGTGGTAACCGGGTGGTCGTGATCCGCGACAGCGTCATCTTCGCGGCCGGGCCGATCGAGCGGGCCGGCCCGCAACGCTGGTCGGTCGACGGAGCCGACACCGACCCGGGCACCGTCAGCGTGGGATTTACCGACGACCTTGCGCTCATCGCCGGCCGGGTCACCTACCCGAACCCCGCCGCTGTGGCGACCGCGCAGACGTCGACCGCCAGGTGGACGGCCACGGACGAGGCCGGCGACATCATGCGGTCGCTGGTCAACCTCAACGCCGGCCCGGGCGCGCTGACGGTCCGGCGGGTGCCGCAGCTGGTCCTCGGCGCGGGCGCCGGCCTCGGCGCCAGCATCACTTTCGGGACTCGCTTCGAAGCGCTCGGCGACGCCCTGCGGTCGGCGGCGATCGCCGGAGGCGGGCTCGGGTTCCGTACCCAGCAGGTCGGCACCACGATCGAGTTTCAGGTGTACGCGCCGGTCAATCGGACCAGCGGCGACGGCGCGGTCCGCTTCAGCCGCGGTCTGGGCAACCTGCGTTCCTACTCGTACGAGCCGGTCGCCCCGACGGCCACCGTCGCGATCGTCGGCGGGAAAGACGTCGGCACGTCGCGGGTGATCGTCGAGCGGGTCAACAGCCCGGCGGTCGCGAAGTGGTGGCGGCTGGAGACGTTCGTCGACCAGCGGCAGTCCGACGCCACCGCCGCCGCCGCGGCGGAGCTGAATCAGGCCGGCGACGAAGAGCTGGAGCGGTCGGCCGAGACAGCCCGGCTGACCAGCGTCACCGTCGACACCCCCGACCAGCGGTACGGCACGCACTACCAGCTCGGCGACCGCGTGTCGGTCGAGCTGAACTCCGGCGCGGAGGTCGCCGACGTGGTCCGCGCCGTGCACCTCGAGGTGAGCCCGCGCGACGGGGAGACAGTCACCGCGCTGGTCGGCTCGCAGGACGCCTCCGCCGATCCGGCGTGGGTGAAGGTGACGCGGGCCCTGGCCCGCCGGCTCGCCGGATTGGAGACCATCTGATGGCCGAGTCCTCCTACCCCAACCCGGGGGTGACCCAGCTTCAGCACGAGCGGCTGCTGGGCCGGGCACTGCCGTCAGGGCTGATCGGTGACCCGGCCGATCAGCCGCTGATCTACGCCGACGGCAGCGGCACCCGGGAGATCCGGATCCGGGTGTCACGGCAGGCGGTTGTCGACGGCTACGGCTGGCAGAACGACGCCGCCGTGGTCACCAAGACCGTCGCCGCGAACTCCTCCGGCTCAACCAGGGTGGACCTGGTGGTGCTGCGCCTCAACCGGGCCGACTGGACCTGCACCGTGCAGATCGTTCAGGGCACCCCGGGGGCGGGCGCGCCGGCGGCCACCCGCACGCCGGCGTCGGCCGGCTCCGGTGTCTACGAGATCGAGCTGGCCACGGTCACGGTCGCGAACGGCGCCACCACGTTTGCCGGCTCGGCGGTCACGGAGCGGGCCTGGTATCTGGGTGAGGACGGGCAGATCCTGTGCAAGTCGTCGACGAGGCCGCCGCACCAGAAGGGCCGCACAGCGTTCGAGACCGACACCGGCCGGTGGATTCTCTCGGACGGCACGACGTGGCGTAACGCCGTCGACGACTCGGGGATCGTCGCGGTGACGATGGTCTCAGGGTTCTCGGCGACGGAGAACTCGCTCCAGCGGCGCGGTGGTGTGTGCGTGCTCAACCTGAAGGTGCAGCGCACCACCGGCGCCATTCCGGCCGGCGCCACGACGCGCGTCGCGAACGTGCCTGCCGGGTTCGAGCCGACGTTCCCGGTGCAGTCCACCGCCCTCTACTGGTCCGGTGGGGCGCCGGCGGCGCTGCGGGTCACCTCGGCAGGTATCTACGTCGTCACCGCCGCCGGCATCGCGATCAACGAGGACCGCACGGTAGACGGGTCGCTCGTCTGGCACGCCGCGTAGGAAGGGGTAGGGCATGACTCGCTACTGGGCCGGCGGTGGGCCGTCGGACTACACGATCGTCTCCGGTGACACCGTCACGATCGGCGCGCTGTCGGGCAAGGCCGCCGTGGTGGTGGGCGGCGTGGAGATCACCTGGTGGAACGCGGAGACCAGCGGCACCCAGTACACGGACCTGCTGGACAGCGGCGGCGCGGCGGTGTCGGCGGTGCTGTCGTCGACGACCGCCGACGGTCGGGCGCTCGGCCAGATCCCGCGGGTGCAGTACCCGGACGGGATCACCGGGGCGTGGGCGTCGGCCGGCGGCGGACCCCGCGTGTGGATGGCCGCCGACGTCGGCGACCAGGCCGTGGCGACCGCCGTCGGGTTCGCCGCTCACGTCGCCCAGAGCAATGGGCATGGGACAGGCGTGGCGAACCTGGTCGACGCCTCCGTGCCGCCGCCGGGCAGCCGGAACGTCGGCGACCTGTTCGGGGTGGTGACGGGTGGTGGGTTCGGGTTGATCCCGCCGTCGGCGGCAGCCGGGGCGGTGTTGCTCAACCCGCCGCTGTCCGGCGGCTCGTACGTCGGGAACGCGGTCACGCCGCCGCTGTCCAGCCAGGGCCAGAACGGGCAGCCGTGGCTGCGGCTTCAGCAGCCGTACAGCTCCACCGACGACAACCCGGACGCCGTGCAGTTCTTCTCCACCACGTCCGGTGGCTCGTCGGTGAAGACGGGCTGGTTCAACGGCAACGGTGAGGGCCGGTCCGCGCCGTCGACGGTCAACCGGATCGCCCACCGGGTCTTCGAGTACGCGGAGGGGTTGGGCGGGCCGAGCACCGGCCGGTACGCGGAATGGTCAACGAACCCGACCAACGCGGCGAACCGGGAGCCGCTGCTGGGCGGCTACGGCACCGGCCACAGCACGAAGCCCGGCTGGATCGAGGCGACGCGGATCTTCAGCGGGTTGCAGGGCGTACGAGCAGGCGGCTCGTACAACTCGCTGTCCGGCATCACCTTCCGAGGACAGCGGAGCGGCACGGGCGCGCCCACCAGCGGCACCTGGGCCACCGGAGACGCCGTCGTCGACTCTGCTGGCGCGCTGTGGCTCTGTACGGCAGGCGGCACCCCGGGCACCTGGGCCGGCGCGGCCGGAGGCGGAGGCGGCAGCACGGTCAGCGTGATGCCCACCTGGACGCAGGACACCGCAGCGGTCGGCACCGGCACGTATCGGGTCTACAACCCGGCCGCGTCCACGCTGACGCTGCGGTCGGTCGTCGCGTCGATCGGCGGCACCGCGCCGGCCGGGTCATCGCTGATCGTGCAGGTGCGAGTCGACGGCACGGCGGTGTTCACGTCGGGGAACCGGCCGACGATCACCGCCGGGAACAGGTACTCCGGGGTCGCCTCAACGTTCGTGTCCGCGTCCTGGGCGGCCGGCTCGTATCTGACCGTCGACGTCGACCAGGTCGGCTCCACCACGGCCGGTACCCGCCTCACCGTCCAGGTCCTGGCGTACTGATGGCCATCAGCAGAGTTGACGACCAGGAGGCTATGCCGACTGGCGCCCAGTCCACGGTGACGGTGTCCGGTCTGACCGGCGTGGTCAACGGGGACCTGGTGCTGCACTTCTTCGCCCAGCTCAACGCGTCTGCGACCGTCACCGAGCCGGTGTCCGGGCTGACCGTGCGCGGCGATGCGACCAGCGGGGCGAACCTCGGCGGCCGGATCCGCTCCCGGGTCGCCGCTTCGGAGCCGGGCAGCTACGTGTGGACGACCTCGGCGACCCCGAAGCTCGGCGCGTGGGTGGGCGCCTATCGAGGCCTCGACGTGACCACGCCGGTGGCTGCCGCGTCGATGGTGGCCGGGGTGTCGGGCACGTCGCAGACCACGCCCGCGGTGGACGTGCCGGCGGGCGGCTGGCTGGTGTACGGGGTGGCCACCCGCCACGCTCCCGGCGCGGCCGGCGCGTCCACCTGGTCGTCGTCGGCTTCCGGTGAGGCGGAGCGGGCGGAGCTGGCCACGAACGCCGGCTCGGCCGACGTCACCTTGGCGGTGTGGGACTCGGGCGGCCCGCTGACGGCAGCCACCGGGGTCACGCGGACGCTCACCAGTTCCCTGTCGGAGGGCAACGCGGTGGTGTTCGCGATCGCGCTCAAGCCCGACGCCGCGGCGCCTGCCGTCGAGCCGGCGCCTGGCATCCCCATCTTCTAGGAGGCGGCGTGACCCTCATCGGTTGGTGCCCGGGCGGCCGGAGCGTAGCGGAGATGCTGGCCATGTACCGGGACACCGGTGCAGGTCGGATCTTCGTGCAGCCCGGCAAGCCGATGCCCACCTGGGACGGCTCAGTGCTGGGTCCGCTGGTCGCAGCGGGCGTGACGGTCCACGTGTCGTACAAGACCAACCCGCTGGCGGAGGTGTTGGCCTGGGCGGCGCGGAAGCCGGCCGGGTCGCGCCTGAAGTTGACCAAGAACCACGAGCCGGAGCAGGGACCGGCTTCCGGCGACCCGACGCCGGAGGAGTTCCACGCCGCCTGGGCGGAGCTGTGGTCGGCGTTCGACGCGGCACCGATGCGCGACGAGATCTGGCTCGGCCCGACGTACACCCGGTATTGGTGGCAGGCCAACCCGGGTGACACCCGGTGGATGCCCCGGCAGCCGGTCGACTTCGTGGGCTGGGACGTCTACAACAACGGCACCACGTACAGGTCGCCGGACGACCTGCTGTCGATCCCCCGTGCCGTCGCCGAGCAGCTCGGCGTGCCGTACCTGGTGGCCGAGCTGGGCGCGCAACGGCTCCCGGGCGACCGCGACGGCGCAGGCCAGCAGGCGTGGATGCGCGCCATGGTCGACGCGATCAAGGCCGATGGCGGCCTGACCTGCTGCTGGTACCACAAGGAGGGCTGGGACCTGGCCGCGCCGGGTTCGGAGCCGGCCCGGCTGACCTGGCAGACCATCATCTCGGAGGAGACGCCGGTGGCCACCACCGCACCCAAGACGCTGCTCGACGCCCGCCAGCTGCTGCTGGACCACCTCGACATGCACCCGGGTAAGACGGTGGACGACGACCTGGACCCGGCCGAGGTGGGCATCGTCGGCGACTCGGCGCACCGGGGCGGCTACCACTGCGGTGAGGACCGGGTCGTGTCCGGCGACTACAGCGTGGTCGAGTCGGCGCGTGACCGCACCGGCCTGGACCGGTGGGCGTGCGCGCTGGATGTCGGCCAGTTCGAGGTCACCACCAGCACGGGAACGTACGACCTGCCGCACTACTCCCGTTGGCTGGTCGCCCAGTGCGAGGCCGGCACCGACGACACGCGCGATATCCGCGAGGTCATCTACAGCCCGGACGGGAAGACGGTCCGTCGCTGGGACCGGCTCGGCCGGCGGTCGTCCGGCGACATCACCCACCTGTTCCACACCCACAAGAGCTACTTCCGCGACGCGATCCGCGCCGGCCGCGACCAGACCGCCGTGATCCGCCGCTACCTCACCACCATCGGACTCATCGAAGGGGACGACGACATGCCGACTGCCGCCGAAATCGCGAAGGCCTTGCTCGCCGAGGACCTCAGCTACACCGGGTCCGGGGCGCTGCCGCTGCGGACCCTGCTGCGCAACCTGCACCAGCAGCAGCGCGGACCGGCGTTCGCCGACTGGCAGCAGACCAGGGAGGCGGCGGCACTCAAGGCGCAGGTCGCCGCGGTTGCCACGGCCCTGGCCAAGCTGCCCGCGCTGGTCGGTGCCGAGGGGACGAGCCCGGCCGAGCTGGCCGCCGCGCTCGCCGCGCTGCCCCGGCCGGAGCCGGTCGACGTTGGCCAGCTCGCCAGCGCGGTCGCCGAGCGGGTCCTCGCCGGCTTGCCGCCCGCCGATGGGCCGGTGTCCCGCGACGACCTGGAAGCCGCCCTCCGCACAGTCCTCGGGTCCCTCGACGGCGCCGCGCCGCAGGCCTGACCGGTGCCGGACATCCCCGCCGCGCTGCTCAGCTCCGGCGGCCCGGTCGGGGTACTGCTCTTCGTCGTCGCCCTGGTCCTCACCGGCCGGCTGGTGCCGCGCACCGTGCACGAGGACCGGGTACGCGACAAGGACGAGCAGATCACCCACCTGAGGGCCACTCTCGCGGTACGCGACGAGCAGGTCCGGGTACGTGATGAGCAGGTGCAGAAGCTGCTGCCGAACACCGACCTGACCGTGCAGCTGCTGCAAGGCTTGGCTCGGGAGGCTGGCCGCCATGATCTGGAGACGTAAGCGCCGGCCGAAGCCGTCGCCGGAGACGACCGAAGCCCGCACTCTGTTGGAGCGGGCGCAGGCGGATCTGGCGGCAGCCCGCGCCGACGACGACCAGGTGGACGCGGCGGCCCGCCGGCTGGCGGAGATCCGCCGGCGTAACCACTTCGGCCCAATGATCACCGACGCGTTGAGGGGGTCGCGGTGAAGGACCTGAACACCGTGCTTGCCGTCATCGGCGCAGTCGCCTGCTGGTACTTCGTGGTCGCGTTCTGGGTGACCACGCGCGGGGACTGGCGGCACAACCCGGGCGGCCGGCACCTCATGCAGTTCACCGCCAATCTCGGCGTGCTGATGTCCCTGATCGTGGCCGCGCGGATCTGGCCGGACTACCCCGGCCGCACCACGGCCACGTTCGTGACGTTCGCAGCCCTGGTCGGGCAAGTGGTGTGGCGGTGCGTGCTGCTGCACCGCGCCCAACACGACCGGCAGGCGGCCGGTAGCTAACTGTCGTACCGGGTGCCCTGGGCTTCCATCCGGGCCCGCACCTCGGCCGCGTGGGCTGCGGCCGTCTCCATGTCCGCGCCCGCCTCGCGGAGCAGGTCGACCGTCGGCCCGCTGATGCCCTGCGGGTCGGCCATCGCAACCCCGGCCTGGACGCCCAACAGCGTCGGGTCGGTGGTCACCGCGCGCACCGCCGTCACGGCTTCGTCGCGGGGCTTTTCGCGGTCGCTGCCGTGCCCGTAGCGGCCGGCCACCCCCGACAGCTCGGCCAGGACCAGCCGGTCCCGGGCTGGCAGAGAAGGCACGTGCACCATCCACCGACTGTACCCAGGAGGGCACCACCATGTTCGAAGGCAGGTTCTGGAAGGCGACCGCCGAGCGGGCCGTCAAGAGCGCGGCCCAGGCGCTGTTGCTCTACTGGGGCGGCGACGCCGTGTTCAACGCCTGGCACGCCGACTGGCCGGCGGCCGGCGGCATCGCCAGCGGTGCGCTCGTGCTGTCCGTGCTCACCTCGCTCGTTTCGGCGAAGGCCTCCGGCGAGCCGGACTCGCCGAGCCTCGTAACCGGCCAGCTCTGACCGCCGTGCTGCCCCGTCTGATCTCCCGCGCCCGGTCCTGGGCACGGGTCCCCGCAACCCTCCACCGAATGGAGCACCAGATGTCCACCCTGAGCGAGCAGCTCGACCAGCAGAACGCCACCCTCGGTACCGTCCGCGACGGTCTCGCCGGGATCCAGGCCGACGTGCGGATCCTGATCGAGCGGGCCGCCGGCGACCCCGAGGCCCAGGCCGCGGCCGACCGGGTGCAGGCCACCCTCGACGGCCTGGTCGGCGAGCTGGGCGCGTTCCGATCGGAGACCCCCGACGCGGACGGCTCCGACACCCCGGCGACGGACCCGGGCGAGCCGGAGACCTTCTCCCGCCGCTGACCACGCACCATGACGAAGTGCCCCCACCTGGCCGGATGGCCGGGTGGGGGCACTTTCGCGTGGAGGAGCGCGGAGCAGGGGCCCGGTTGCCCGGGCCCCTGGGTGCTTCAGGCGGTGGCCTGCCACTCGGCGCTGGCGGTCCAGCTCCGCTCCCGGTGGGCCTCTCGGACCGCCTGAGCCTGGGACATGTTCGGGTTGGCGCGGAGCTTGTCGAGGGCGAGCTGGGTGTCGGCGTCGGCGTCGGCGCGGTGCATCTGGAAGGTCTTCTCGCTCTTCTGGGCGATGGTCTTGAGGTTCATCTCTGGCTCCTTCTCTCGCTCCCTGTACCTAAATTCTACATCGCACTAGCATTTACTGCAACAGGGTAGTGTAGAATTTTTCCCATGGACCTCCGCGACCTCGCCCGTCAGCTCGCCGCCGCAGCGGACACCCCAGACGACCTGGCCCGCTACCAACTCCTGCGCGACCTCGCGCCCACCCTCAAGGCGGCCATCGCGGCTGAGATGGACGCCGCCATCTCAGCGGCCCGCGAGACCCAGCCGGAGGACCAGGTCGCCGAACGCGCCGGCGTGACGGTCCACGAGGTCCGCCGGCGGGTCACCGCCCACCGCAAGCGCATCGGCGCCGCGCGCGGCCCGGGCCGTCCGGCCAAGCAGCAGTAGCCCCAGCGCGACAGCGCCCCCGCGTGGCCACCAGGCCAGCGGGGGCGCTGTCGCGTGTCCAGGTCAGCTAGTCGACCGGGCCTGCCGGCTGGTGCGGATGGCCCGCTTCGCGGTCGACTCCGACACCCGGTGGTCGGCCATCACCCGCCGGACGATCTCGGCGTACGCGACGCCCTGCCGGTCCAGCCGGTCGACGGCTTCCTCGAGCGTCTCCGGCTCCGGGTCGGCGCCGTCCAGGTCGAGGTCCAGCTCGGTGTCCCGGCCGCTGTCGTAGACCCGGACGCGCCGGCCGGCGCGGTTGACGATCCGCCCCCACGGGCTGGTGTCACGGTCGGTGTCACCGGTGTCAGACACTGAGCTGACCTGCGAGTTGACACCAAGATCAGTGTCACCCTCCTCGGTGGGGGAGGGGAACCAGATGGTGGTCCAGGCGTAGTGCACGCCGATGAAGAGCAGGAACAGGACGACGGCGATGAGCAGGGCGACCGGCCCGCCCCAGCCGCGCTGGGGCTCGGTCGCCTCGGCGAGGGTGAACATCTCAGGCAGCTCCGAACAGGATGGCGGGAAGCGGGGCGACGAGGTGCGCGGCCATGTCGACGAGCGACCGAGTGGTGCTGCCGACCAAGCCCTGGGGCAGGTCGGACATCATGCCGAGGAGGATGGCGACGATCCACAGGCGGGCGTTGAGCCGGTAGATCCCGGACTGCGGGAATGCCAGCGTCGCGAACCGGCCGAGCCGCTTCGACGCCTTGACCGGCAGCATGCAGCCGAGGGCGTAGATCCACAGCAGGCCGATCAGCGCGCCGATCAGCGCGTTGACGCTGGCGCCGGCGATGTAGGCACCGCCGGTGGAGTCGAGCAGCGCCTGGATGACATTGCCGATCGCCTCGACGGTCTTCTGGTCGGCTGGGCTGCCGTCGAAGCCTTCGCGGATGACCGGCACGGCGACGATGAACGCGAGCCGGTCGCGCAGGCTGTTCGGTCCGACGCTCATGTAGTCGATGATCAGCGCGAGGAGCAGCAGGATCGCCACCCCGGTGGGGGACATGGTGTGCGGCATCAGACCCCCGTCCAGTTGAGCACCAGCGCGCCGGTGCCCGGGTCGCGGACCTCGAGGCGGGGCGCGTCCATCGGTTCGTTCGCGGCGACCGCGTCGCGGGTGAGCGCCTGGAGCTGCTGGGCGAGGATGCTCCCGTAGCCGGGCAGGGACAGGTCCAGCACGACGATGTGCCGGCGGCCGGCCAGCACCTCGTACTGGCCGTCGAAGATGTGCAGGCGGTACGGCAGGGCGGCCATCAGCGGTCCATCTCCCGGTGCGTGGTGATCGGGAACAGGGCGACGCCGAGCAGCACCATGACGATGCCGGCCACCGCGGTGACGGTCAGGTGGCCGGCCAGCCGGGCGGCCAGTCCGGTGGCCAGCGCGGCCAGCACCCCGACGAGGTCGGCGGCCAGGATGAGCGTCCACGGCACGCGGCGGGGCTGGATGACGGTCGGGTCGACGTTCATGCGGAGCAGCTGGCCGGCCGGCGCGTCGGGCGGCGGCTGGCCGGGCAGGGCGTGGTGGGTGGGCATGATGGAGGTCCTTCCTTCCGGGGAGCTTCTACTTCTTCCTGTGATGCTCGTTGAGCCAGTCGTTGGCCGTGGTCTTGCTGACCTTGGCGCGCTTGGCCACCTGCCGGCCGGACGGCGGCCGGCCGATCTCCTTCAGCAGCTCGTCGTAGGCGGCGGCGACCTTCGCGATGGCGCTGTCGTCCGGCGGCGGGGGCGGCGGGGGTGGAGTCGCCGGCGGTTCGGGCGGCTCCGGCGGGGGACTGGCCGGGCCGGCCGGTGCCGGTGGCCGGCCGCTGGCCGGTGGCTGGCCACCCGACTGGCCACCGCGCCGGCCGCTGGCCGGCCACAGCCCGAGCGACCAGTCGGCCACAGCGATCCGCGCCAACCGGGGCCGCAGACCCTGCGTCGCCGACTCCATCGACCGGGCCAGCTTCCGGCACTCCCGCACGCCCGGGTCGGACTCGTCGAGCACCGACGCCCGCTTCGGCGCCGGCGGCTGGATGGCCACCGCGCGACCGCGCAGCGCCGCCCACGCCGACCCGAGCCGGCCCGGCCGGACCTGCGCCCGGCAGGCGGCCCGCTCGGCGTGGTAGCCGTCCCACGCCACCCGGGGGTCGCGGATGTGGTGCTCGATGCTCCAGCGCTCGGCCCGCCACGTCCGGATCGGGAACGCCCGGCGCCGCTTGCGGTCGAACACGGCGCCGGTTTCGTCGACCAGATCGGCGCGCAGGAGCTGGAGTTGCTGGGCGCGGCGGGTGTGCAGGCCCCACAGCCACGGCGAGAGCAGGGAAGCCATGCCGGAGCCGACCGCGAACGGCGTCGGTGTCCAGTGCTCCCCGTCGAAGTGCGAGTAGTTCATGGCCGCCACCACGGCGGCGATCAGGTAGGCGCGGCGGCGCATCTCGGTGGCGGTGCCGGTGGCCCGGTGCATCAGCGCGTCGTGGGCGTGCCAGTTCACGTAGAGGGCGATGGACTCGACGGTCGCGGCGTAGACCAGGGCGACGGCGAGGCGGGCTGGGGCGGGCCAGGACTCGGGGGTGCGGGTGATCGCGTAGCCGGTCTGTCCGCCGACGGCGGCGGCGTTGACGAGCAGCAGCGGGGCGATGGTCCGGGCGGCTCGGAGGCCGGCGCCGATGCGGTGCCAGAAGCGGGCGCGGGCCTTGGCTCGGGCCTTGCGGCGCTTGCGGTCGGCGCGGGCGCGTTCGCGGTCGAGGCGGCGGCGCTCGGCTCGGTGGGCGGCGGCCTGGTCCCGGTCGAACTGGGCCTGAAGCCGGCGGCGCTCGTCCTGAGCACGGGCGGCCGCGGCGAACTCCTCGGCGGTGCGCCGGGGACGGAACAAGGTCATGACAGCCATCCTGGCGTGTCTGTCGCGTCTGGCGCAACTGTCGTGTCGTGTCGTAGCGTGTCGGCGTGGCTATCGGGGTCGTGACTGGCGTGAGATCATGCCCGGGTGAGCACAGGAGCAGGGAGCACAGGTTGAGCAGCACGAAGTGGGTGAGCCCGGCAGAGGCAGCCGAGCTGCTGGAGGTCTCCCCGCGCCACGTGCAGCGATCCCTGCAAGACGAGGCGCAGCGCCTGGAGGAGTGGGGCGAGGAGGGGCAGGGCTGGCGGTACAAGCCGCTGTCGACCCGCAGGACGTACCAGCTGCGTCGGACCTGGGTTGAGCGGAAGGCCGGCCCGGCCGAGGCCTGAACTGGACGCGAAGCGGCCCCGCTCCTTTCGGGTAGGAGCGGGGCCGCTTCCTGTCACACGGTGGGCTGGCGGGATCCGGGGCAGTTGCCGCGGCTGCCCATCGCCTGGTGGGGCGGGCAGGGCTGGCCGGCGGCTACGCTGACGCGCGCTCCGCAGATGGAGCACTGGGACTGAGGTGCCATGACTGGACTCCTTGGGGGATTCGGTAGTCCGGGTACGGATCGTTCTCCGGCTCGCGCTGCTGCCCTGACGCCGCGATGCCCCGCAGGTAGACCACCGACCGGTCGCGGGCGGTGATGCGGATCCCGGCGGCGACCGGGGAGTGCGTGCCGTCCTGGGTGACCAGCTCCCACCCGGCGAGCTGCTCGGGCCGGGCGGCGTCGAGGAGCTGGTGAACCAGGACCAGGATCCGAGCCGCCCGCCACTTGGGCGGCAGCGGCTCGGTGAGGACCGGTACGGGCTGGGCGGTGCGCGGCGGGACGTCCGCCATCAGCAGCGCCCGGGTGTCTGACGACCGGTGCTGCACCCGGATCCCGGCGGGGGACTGGCCGCCGGGCTGTGCGTCCCGGCCGTACCGCTCGACGGCGGCGATGTCCGGGTGCTCGGCAGCGTTGAGGAGGGCCTCGATGATGTCCAGGGCCTGGGAAACCTGCACGGTGCTCTCCTGATCGATCGGGATCTTGGCAGCTCACGAGCCGGGTCAGTCTACCGACGGGCCCGGCGGCGCCCGGCTCCGGCGCGTCGTGGTGCCGCGCTCGTCTCGCCGGCCGCCCGGCCCGCACCCGGGCCTCGGGCAGGCGCAGAACCCGCCGTACGGCACCAGCTCGTGGGCGCCCGCGCACCGGTGCGTCTTGACGATGATGCCCTCGACGCAGCCCATGCAGGTCGACGACGACGCGGCCGACCTCGCGCTGGTGGAGGTCGGCCGCGTCGTCATGGCGTGGCTGTCAGAACGTCTGACCGGCGCGGATCGAGTCGATGAACGTCGACCACTCCGACTCGTCGAACGTCACCTGGGCGTCGGGGCGCTGCGACGAGCGGACGATCCGGTTCTGCTGGGCGTCGATGGCGACCTCGACGCAGTTGGGGCCGGAGTTGTCACACCGGTTGGGGCGTACGAACTGCACGGTTGATCTCCTTCTTGTTGCGCCGGCCGTCGGGTGCGGCCGGACTCTTGCGGGGCAGGGAGCGGGTCCACCGGATGAACGCGCCGTACAGCCAGTCCGCCGACGTTGTCGGTAGTTCGTTGAGGGCGGCGGCGTAGAGCGCGGACATGTAGACCGACAGGCCGGTGCGGTCGCCGGCGTACGCCTCGGCGAGGCGGACCTTCGCGGGCGAGCACGGCCAGGGGCCGCCGCAGGACTGGCAGTTCCAGGCGGGCCGCGCGGGTTGGTGGTCGAGCTGGTTCAGCCGCTCGTCGAGGACGGCGAGGGCGCGGGCGGACCGGGCCGGGCGGTCGGTCACCGCTCGAGCGACGCCCCCCGGACACGCCGGTTCGTCGAGGCGGCTCATCGCTGGTAGCCGCCCTCGCGCTCGTTGCGGCTGTTCAGGATTCGCGCCTGGGCGATCATCCGCTCCTTGGCGGCGCGTGCCTCGGCGTCCTGGAGTTTCTGGGCTTGGTCCGGGCGAGCCGACACGAGCGGCTTCTCGGTCCGGATCAGCCGGCGGAGCAGGGATCGGATGGGTGCCACGCTGTTCGCCTCCGTCAGTCCGGGGGCGTGGGTCCGTGCTCTACGGGGGCAGAGCACGTACCCACGTCCGGCTCAGGGCGGCGGGGCGAACAGCTCGTCGTACGCCGTGCGACTCCCCACCACCACCAGCAGCGATGACGGTAGGTAGAGAAGCGAGTCGCTATGGGTACATGGTGTACCCGGTGACTCGGTGTACCTCTACTGAGGAGCGGAGATGCGGTGAGCCAGCTCGGCCGCCTCGGCGCGGATCGCCGCCGGGGCCTCGCGGGCGAGGCGCCCGGCCATGTCCTGCGCCGGCGGCGAGAACCTGACCGTCTCCGGTGACGTCGCCTCGGCCCGGGTGAGCAGGTGCAGGGTCGCTTCCGGCGCGCCTTCCAGGTCGGCGGAGCGGGCCAGCTCGACGTAGTGACGGCCGCGCCGCTCGGTCGACGGGATCGACTGAGGGTCGAGGGAGTGCGCCCGGCGCTGGGCTTCGTCGGGGTCGCCGAGGTCGACGGCGCACATCACCGCGTACACCTCGACGAGTGGCTTCGACACTCGGGTGCGCAGGCCCACGTACCCGTCCGGGAGCGCCCGGTCGACGACCTGCCGCGCGGTGTCCCAGTCCGACCACGCCCCTTGGTCGCCGGTGCGGGCTCGGGTCAGCGCGGTGCACAGGTGGAGGTCGGCGAGCATCTCGGCGTACTCCACGCCGCCATCGGCCACCCGCGGTTCGATCAGGGCTCGTGCCTCCCTGAGCCGCTCGAGGGCTTCGTCGCCGCGGCCGACGGCGCGCAGGATGTGCGCCGCGTACCAGATGCTGCTGGCGATCGCGAGGGGGTCGTCGGCGTCGAGGGCGGCGGCCATGCCGCGGTCGACGGTGAGCCAGCACAGCTCACGGTCGCCGTGCCACGCCAGGTATGCCTGGGCGAGGTGGTAGGCCTGGGCGAGGTGCGCGAGTGCGGCTCGCCGGTCCTGGCCGGTGTGCAGCCGCGCGGCCCGCTGGGTGGCGTCGAGGAGGCCGGGGAGGACGAGGCCGGCCTCGGTGCGCTGGTTGCGGCTGGTGTGCCAGGTCTGCCAGGCGGAGTCGACGGCGCCGCGGAGGTAGTCGGTGCTCTCGGGCTGTCCGTCGATGGTGATGTGCCAGGCGGTCAGCGCGCGGCGGACGTCGTCGACGGCGGGGTGGGTGGCGCGGCCGTCCAGGGAGAGGGTGACGGTGGGTCCGAAGAGGTCTCCGAGGTCGTGGACGCCGAGGTGCGGGGCGATGCGCTGGGCGACGTTGAGGGTGAGCTTGCGGCGGCCGTTCTCGACGAACTTGATGGTGCTGAGGCCCAGGCCGGTGAGGCCGGCCAGGCGCTCGCGAGAGAGGCCGACGCCGCGGCGGAGCTTCTCGACGCGTTGGCCGGGGGTGAGGGCAGACTGGTCGACCATCGGGCACCTCCGCAAGGGGTTACATCGTGTACCCCACGGTACGCCGACGTGCCAACCCTCACCCTCAGGTAGTGGCGATCAAGCTACTCAACTAGCTCACCTACATGTCTCCGCATGCTGCCTACCCTGCGGCGGTGATTTACCCCGGGCAGGAGCCGGTCGGCTACCAGGATCTGGCCGCGATCCTCCGTGAGCGGGTGACGTCTGGGCAGCTCAGGCCAGGCGACCGCCTTCCGTCCGAACGTGATCTGTCGCAGACCTACGGCGTCGCGGCGATGACCGCCCGAGCCGCCGTCAAGCAGTTGCGCGCGGAGGGTTTGGTCGAAGCGGTGAGGGGCCGCGGTGTCGTGGTGCGCGAGTCGGTGGAGCCGGAGGAGGTCGTCGTGGACCTCGGCGACTGGGTGTCGGCGCGCAGCCCAACTCCCCAGGAGCGGCGGGACTACGGGGTGCCCGAGGGAGTGCCGCTGTTGGTGATCGCACATCCGGATGGTTTGCAGGATCTGTATCCGGCGGACCGGTATCGCGTCACGTTCGCGCAGGTCAGACCGGATTGATGCCGGTTGACCCGGAAGGTTAACGACGCGTTCACAATGTGAGTAACGCTTCGGATCTGCCGCGTTCACATAGCGCGATTTCGGGCGGTCCAGGGTTGCTCGGTCCCGCTCGCGGGATGATCGTCTCTGCATGCGTCGCAGCATGGGGGGGATCCTGCTGGCGCTGGGAACGGCAGCCGTCCTTTGCGCGGCCACCGACGACCCAGCGTCCGCCGATCCTGGCCTGCCGCTGCCCGTGCCGCTGCCCTCGCTGCCCACGCTCCGGCCGCTGCCCATTCCGCTGCCGAGCCTCCCGGTCCCACCGCTGCCGCTGCCGGAGCCGCTACCGTCGCTCATCCCCGACGTGCCCGGGCTGCCCGACATCGACGGCGACGACGCCGAACCATCCCCGAGCCCTCGGCCCAGCCGCTCCCCCCGTCCGACCAGGTCAGCGACTTCAGCGCCTTCGTCGGCGTCGCCGCCGGCCCGATCGACCACGCTAGCTCCGCCGCCGCCGCCGCCGTCGCCGCCGACGGCCGGCGCCTCGGCGGGCCCGCCGCGTCAGCAGTCGCAGTCCCGGCCGCCTGCGCGGCGAACAGACCCGTTGACGCAGGCCGCCGACCCAGGCCCCCGCCCGACGCCGCTCTCACCGTTCGGACGGTGGGAGCCGGGGTACGCGACGAGCGGCGCGGCCTCGGGCAGCGCGGGCATGGCTGGCGCGGCGTCGGCGGACCTGACGGCGACGCTCGCCGCTCCCGAGCTTCAGCGCGGCGGGGTGGCTGCCGCGCTCGACAACCGACCGCCGGGGCGACCGGTGGAGCGGGGCCCTCCCCCACCGAAAGTCCTCCCTGATCAATGCGGCCTGCACAGCCATTGACCAGGGAGGACCTTGAGATGACCAATGCGTTGATCTACGTGACAGCAGCCAACCTAGACCGTTACACCGATCGATGTGCAGAATACTGCAACCGGCTGGGCCTTCGCCTCGCGGCCGTCGTTGTCGACGACCTGAGCGGCGGCCGATGGCCGGAGGTGGTGCAGATGCTCATGGACGGGCGCGTCCAGGTCGTCGTGGTCGCCGACCGCGACGAGCTGCCGGCGGATCGGACGCCTCGGATCGATGTGGTGGCGGAGCAACGGCGCCGCCAGATCCCGGGGCAGCGGTCGGCGTGCCGGCCGCGGATGGTGCGCTGAACGGCAGCACGGTGACCGCCTCCCGGAGACGGGAGGCGGTCACTGCTGTGTACCGCTGGGTGGTCATCACCGAGGCGTGCCCGAGCAGCTCCTGGACCACGCGGATGTCCCCGTACCGCTGGTTGATCGTCGACGCGAAGTAGTGCCGCAGCGGGTACAGCTTGGTGGGGATGCCTGCGGCGGCGAGGTAGTGGGCGGTCTGGGTCGACACCCAATCGCCGGTCGGTGTCCGACCGGACGGGCGCCGGACGATGTGCCCGGGCGGCAGCGGGGCGATCAGCTCCCAGATCAGCGGGTGCGTGGGGACGACCCGGGCCTTGTCGCCCTTGCCCCACAGGTGCATCACCTCGGCGGTGACGTCCTCGCGGCGCAGGGCGGCGATCTCGCAGGCGCGCAGCCCGCCGAGCGCGGCGAGGCGGCAGTTGATGCGCCACGGGTCGGCGGTGTCGTAGATCGCGGCGCGGACCAGTTCTGCGCCGGCCGGGCGCGGCACGCCCGGGTTGACCTTCGGCGCGCGCAGGTCGGCGGACGGGTCGAAGGACAGCCAGGGGTCCTTCGGGCTGCACGCCCAGCGGTAGAACCGGACGAGGTGCTTGTGGTAGGCGCACTTCGTCGCGCGGACCCAGTCGGGGTTGTCGAGCCAGCCCGCCAGCTCGGTGCCGATGGCGGCGTGGAGGCCCTCGGGGAGCTCGGCGTGGGCCTTGCGGAGGACGCGGCTGGACGCTCGGACGCTCTTCTCGGCGTAGCCGCCGGCGCGCATCCAGGTGAGATGCGCCTCGATCATCTGCTCTGGGGTAGCCACGTACTCGACGGTGCCCGAAGTCGTGGTCAT